AGGCTTCCTAGTGCCACTGCGATTCCCCTTGTACTCTTTCTCGTTAGCTATCTTGTACCGGAAGTTAGTCCTGCCAGTGATGTAACCAGAGAAGTCATCTACGTAATCGAAGCGTAAAAGGTTAGTAACATAATTACCCATACGACTAATAGCAAACTTTTCATCATCATCATCACTCGCAAAACCAATTCGATACACTAGAATATCACCGTCTATCAGCGCAGTTGCGTTATTGAGAGACGGCTTCCCCATTAGACTGCTACCAGTGCTTCTAACTCTGCATCGTTAGCTTGTGGTGCATCATAGTGGATCAGATTAGTCACAACCACCTGACCCCTGAGTCCTGCCGACACACCTTTCTTACCCTTGTAGTTGTAGGTATAAGGATCAATGATGGCAACACACTCAGAGCCATTACCAATCTTACCTTCAATCTCATTACCCTCAGAGTCAACCATCTTAATAGGAAAGTTACTCTTACAGGTTACATAGAACTGCTGAGTGTCTTTATGTTTCACATCAAGCATGGCATCATCTTGCAACTTCTCTACCGCTGCTTCTGACAGTTGCCCAATGTCAACACCGTACCTACCGTCATCGTAAGGTTCGCTGTGACGTGACCAAAAGACTTGACCTTTTACTTTTACTGGTTTCATTTTAATTTCCTTTAATTAATGTGTAGCTGCCCAGTTTAGTCCTACTTTAAATTCCCCGTCTAATGGGCAGCGTAACTTTAGACGGATTCCAGCTTGACGGATGGATTGTACTGCAAAGTGTCCAACCGTTTCCGCATCCTGTTCGGTTGTCTCTATCTGCCATTCATCGTGTACATTGGCAACAAACCGAGCATCCATATTAGCATGAATTAACTTTCTGTTCAAGATAATTAACGCTTGTTTCATAATAATTGCACCCGCACCCTGAAGTAATGTGTTCAGTGCAGCGTGTTGTGAACGAACAATCAACCTACGTCCATCTAATCCAGGTAACCATCCCTTCTCAGCTAACCGACTGACCTTATCTCTCAGCTTCTGCAAGGCTGGCGTGTTCTTTAAGAAGCTATCAATCAACCGCCTACCTTCACGTTCACGACCACCTACGATAGCCCCGATCTTAGCAGGACCAGCACCATAGAGAAACGCATAGATAAAAGTCTTAGCTTGATCTCTATCAGTAAGCCCTGCTGCTTTCATGTTAGCCGTGTGGATATCACCTTCAAGAATCTCTCTGGTATACGAGGGGTCGTCCATGTAGTTCGCCAACATCCTCAATTCTAAGCCTGAAGCATCTGCACCGAGTAGTACGTTGCCTTCATCTACTATCCACACCGACCTACATTCCTCACCATACTCACTACCTACACGAGGGACTTGAGCAAGGTTGGGTTTGCTATGTGTCATTCGTCCCGTGATCGCTCCGTTGGTTCTGACCTGACAATGTACCCGTCCCCTTTCAGATACATTTTCAACCCACGACTTAACTTGAGCCACCCGTTTCTGAAGGAGTAGATATCGTAGAATAGGTTTAGCTTGAGGGATTCTAACAGTTTGTAATACTTTCTCATCTACAATAACCGAGCCTTTCTCTGTGTGTTTCCTAGGTTTCCAACCAAGACTCATCAAGCGTTCCGCTATTTGCTTACGGGAACCTGGGTTAAATACTTCTACTTTATCCTTCAATTGCTTACCTGTCTTGTCGCTAAACCTCTGAGTAGTGATAGGCTGAAAGACTTGTTGCAGTTCTTCTTCAATGTCCATAAGGCTTTGCTGCCAATCAGCAAGCATCACCATACACTTCGGTACATCTAGCTTGAATCCGTTTTGTTCTTGCTTTTTAACGACAACAGCGACCTCATGCTCAAGACCAACTGACTTACCCCAGTCCAGTAGACTAGCATCAAGATGTGTAAATAATGAATGACTAATTTCAACATCCTGAATGCAGTACGCCACCATGTCTTCAGATAGTCCACCACCAAAGTCACTGAAGTCCCCTTTTTTTAGCCCTAGCCTCACGCCCCATGAATCGAGGGAGTGTCCTTTTTCTAGGACGGGATTTAATAACCTTGACATGATCAACGTGTCTCTTAATGGGTTGGATGCTGTATTCAAATTCCACAGCCTGTTCAATACAGGTAAGTCGAACCCGATTATGTTGTGTCCAATCAAGAGGTCTTGCTCGTTTATGTATTGGCGTAACCCTGTTGCTTCTTTCCATACGTTCACCTCGTTTGTGTCTATGTCTTTAGTAACAGCACACCAAATTAAGGTGGCATCTAATCCATCGGTCTCGACATCAATCGCTAATCTTTTCACAGGGCATACTCCAAATCATAACAGGGACGCTTTGTATTTAAGTTTGTTATGTCTATTCGTTCAACAACGCACCTAGTAAATTGTCTGGAAACATACTTTTTTAACTCTGTTCGCAACACCACGTTTGCCTCTGTTTCATTGCCTATGAAACCTGTGTATTTAATATCGTTTATAAACACTGGTATAGGTTTCTGACTTCTACAGCAAATTTTGTCTAGCTTTTCTTTTCTGTTAGCTTTGAAATGTCCTGTAATTGTTAAAAGTTTTTCAATTTCGCTTGGAATATCGTACAAATCTACCTGATAGCTGTTACTCATGATATTTTTTTCATTTGTCCAAGCCCATTTTAATTTAACATTTACTTGATCTAAAGTGACAGGTATAAATTGTTTCATAAAGCATCCTCATCAAATCTTTCCACCATCCTACCCGTTTGTTTGTTATATAGCAACCGACAGGCAGGACCAGTAAGCCCACTGAATCTATTCTTCAGGACACGTACCTTCGTGGTATGCCTTTCTTCTTCATCCTCGTGCTGACCGTTACGCTCAAGACCTATAACAATATCCGCTACGTTACCCTGTGCCGATGACCCTTTAAGGTGAGCTAGACTGGTTAACGCTCCCTCCTCGTGACCCTTACCTTCAGGTCTTTTAAGATGGGAGACACCGAATAAACATATCCCGGTTTCTTTTACTAGGATACGAAGGTCCCTCATGATCTCTTCTAATGCTTCTCTCTCTGACCCTCGCTGCGCTCCTGCAACAATAATTGATATGTGATCAAGAAATATGTAACGACACCCTAACGCAAGAGCCATGTACCGAATACGCTTGATTATTTTAGCACCATCCAACTCACCGTTACTATCCAGCAGAAACAATCGACCCGTCCCTAACGTAGCATCAAAGGACTGCTTGAGTTCCTCGTCTGACACCTTAGTCGTAGGTAGGTGCAGTAGTTTGTTAGCGTGTAAGGACATCATCGACCTAGCGGTAGTGCGAACAGTCTCTTCTAGGAACAGCAGACCCACGTTGTCTTGACTGTTATTCAGGATGTGATAGACAAACTCCCGCATGAACTGCGACTTACCAAGCCCTGAACCGGCAGCAACAATCACCATCTCATTCGGTCTGATACCGTACGTCAGGTCGTTCAACCCCTTGTAAGGGTAGTTGATTAGACTGTCTTCCATTGGTGCGCTGACTATATCCCACAAAGTACTTCCATCCACAATCCCGTCAGGCACAAACCGTTCAGCGTTCCACCATTCTTTGACAAACGCTTCACCCCGACTGTTCTGTAAATACTCACTGGCATCTTTGATACTCCCATTGTTCTTAAAGACTTTAACCTTAGACCCAAACAGTTCTGCTACCTGTTGTGATGCTTCCCTGCCTTGTGGGTCCATATCGAAACAGACAACAATAGTGTCAAAGCTGTCGATGTACTCGAAGTTATTCTTGCAGTCATTCAACGCTGACCCCGCCCCGTTACGCACACTAATCACAGGGTAGGTACTAACACCACCGAGCATTTGCCAGGTACTCATAGCATCCCACTCCCCTTCACAAATCGTTAGGACGCTCTGACCCGCAGAGAATAGGTGTTGTCCAAACATCTTACCGTCCCTCCAATTCCCGGATATGCTGTACTTCTTGTCATCCACCTGACGTTTTTTATAAGCCACCACGTTGCCCTGAGTGTCGCAGTATGGGAAATGGTAATGATTATCTGACTCGAATGTACTGAAGAACTCACAGGTGTTTCTTGAGAGTTTCCTATCAAGAATGGTCTTGAATGTACCATGCACCTGAGTGAATCCCTTCGACCCACTGACTACCTTAAGTGAATCTTCAGTCTGTTTAAACGTAGCCTTGTTGCAACTGAAACACTTAGTCCCCCAGTCGTAGACTGTTAGTGCATCTGAACTCCCGCAGTCATCGCAGGGTTGTGCTGTTAGTATCTGTACTCCCATCTATCGTTCTCCTTAAATTAATTAACACCAAACTAAAAAAACCTGCTAAAATAAACCACTATGTAGCATTAAAAGAAAACATTCTGGACCTTTAATCTTTTAATTAATTAACACTCTTCGGGTCTACAGTCTTTAACTCCATAGATATATCTAATAAGTCATACATCACCTGTTCAGTCCCATGAGTTAGCATTAGCTCTGC